ACCATTTATTATCCATAGGTATTCTGCAGGAATACCAGAATTCCCATTTGTTCAGCCGGTTAAAGAAAATACAAAACACTTTGTTAGCACATCTGTATTTGGCAACCAAGATGACACAATCGACATTAGTAGAGTAATATTTGTTAGTAAACATGTACAACATTTAGCTAATAGATTTGGTGATAAATACAGAGTAGTTAGAAACGCTATTGAAGATCCATATACTGAGCATTGCCATTCGTTAGGATTAGATCATGATGTATTTGTATTCGGTCATATTGGTAGACCTGATGAAAACACCTTCGATGATATAAACCTTAGAGCTTATAAAGAGATAGAGAATGACAAAACATTCTTCTTATGGCTGCCTGTCAATGGAATGGCTCAAGTAGCAGCACAAGATCTTGGATTGAAAAACTTCGATATGCTACCAAGAACTACGGATGAAACTGAAATTAGTAAATTTTATAATTCAATCGATGTACTAGCTCATAGTAGAAGAGATGGTGAATGTAATCCTGCAGTGATGTTTGAAGCTTTTGCTCATAGAATCCCTGTTATAAGTCACTACGGAGTTCCTTTTAATGGACATATTGAGTGCGTGGGTAATGCTGGGTTTGTAGTTCCCCCTGGAGATGTAGAAGAATATGCTAGAATAATGCAAGCCTTTATTGACAAAAAAGTAAATTATTATGCTCTGCAAGACAATGCTTATCAAAGATTTTACGAATGGGGAAGAGCAGAGAAATGGGCTGTTGAACAATTAAATATATATAAAGAATTATTTTAGAAAGTTTATAAACCAGGAAGTAAATTATTATAAACTACAGGATAGGTGTTTGAATAATTTTAAGAATACTTGTCGAGCAGAAGATATGGCTAATAAACAGTTGTCGATATATAAGGAATTGTAATGAGGAAGAAAAGGTTATGAAAGGAAAAGCGGAGACTCTAAGAAAGACTAGAAATCCTAAAGACTATTTAGATGCTAATGGTAATAAGCTAAACATAGGTGATTCAGTTAGATTAGTGGAAGGTCCCGATGCTTTTGATGGTCATCTTGGTGGCGCTGAAGGAAAAATAGAAGGCTTCAATGATGATTCTAAATTCAAAATTGCAATTAGATGGGGAAATAACAAAGAAACAGCTGGACATCACTCAAAATACTTAAGCAAATCTGATGTAGCTTTAGCTGATGGAGATTATGATATCGATGAAGATGACTCATTTCCAGAAGCAGAAGAAGAATTGTTAGATGATCATGATGGCGAAAGAGTTGATCATCCTGATCACTATAATTCTCACCCAAGTGGTATAGAAGCTATTGAAGTAGTAAGACATTATAATTTTAATGTAGGGAATGCTCTTAAGTATCTATGGAGAGCAGGATTGAAAGATGAAAATACTGAAGTAGAAGATTTACGAAAAGCTATATGGTATATAAATGATGAAATTATGAGGTTAGAAGATGGATCTTGAAAAGATTGAAGAAATAGACACATTGACATGTATTTTAAATGTTGTATATAAGTTTGCTGAAACTAATGATGAAGATGATGCAGAAATTAAAGGTAGTGAATTAGTTAATTGGGCAAAAGATATATGAATGTTCTCGTAACAGGATGTGCAGGATTTCTTGGTAGTGAATTGTGTAAGAAGCTTCTTGAAGCTGGGCATATGGTCTATGGGATAGATGATTTGTCCTGTGGTTTCAAAGAAAATTTACATGATTTTTGGGATGATGTTGATCATTTTGTATGGTTGGAAAAAGATATTAGAAATGATGATTGTTATAGATTTATAGATCATGCCTTAAGAGGTAGAAAATTAGACGTCATATACCACTTTGCTGCTAGAGGTGAAGTATATTGGTGTCAAGATAATCCAACAAATGCTGTTGATGTAAATGTAAATGGTACTTTAAAAGTGCTCGAATATGCAGCACAGAAGAAAGTCAAGCATTTTATATTTACAGACACTAGTGCAGAATATGATAACATAGATTTATTTCCAACTGAAGAACTTGATGCTCCTAATGCTGAAACACCTAGAGGAATCTATTCAATTACAAAGATGACTGCAGCTCAATTCGTAAGAGCATTTAGTGAAGAGCATGGATTTGGAGCTACTATATTCAGACCATTCAATGTCTATGGACCAACTATGAATTTAGAGAGAGATATTCCTCCTGTTATTGGTAGTTTCACAAAGAGAATGTTAGAAGGCCACTCACCAATAATTTATGGTGATGGTTCTAAGAGAAGAGATTTCATTTATGTAGATGATATTACCGAGTTGTTCATGCGAGTGCTGAGTTACAGAGAACAGGGTACGGTCAGAGCTAGCGATTATTATAGATTATTCAAAAACAATAGTCGAACTTTCAATGCTGGTACTGGAGAAAACTATAGTATCTATGAAATATATGAATTAGTATCGAGAGAAATATTTGGAGGAAAAGACAATTGGTTAGTTCCAATGTTTAAGCAGGATCAATCAGGAGAAGCAGAAATAACATTAGCATATATGAGAAATACTACAAGTTTTTTCGAATGGAAACCTACAACATCAATCGAAGATGGAATCAAACTAACTGTGAGATCTATTCATGAAAAAATGCAAGCATAAACTATGGAAGATAAGCTGCAAAATAGAAGAAGACCGAGTATATGAAGTGTGGATCTGCCAACATGCAGATTGTAGACAGAAATTTGCATCCGTTAGAACTGATGATCATAAAGACATAAGAAAAGTTGAACAGGATTTTAGATTGAAAACAGAACTATTTCAAGTTGATTTAGAAAAATGGGACAGTGAAGGAGATATTGATTTTAAATGATAGTAATCATGTTGATTTTATTATATATATTTATACTACTGCGATATAGAAGTTAGCAGAGGAAAAAGATGTAGAAGTTGTGCCAATAAAGGAAATAGAAATGGTAAGAATGAAAATAACAGGCCGAGGGACTGGAAGGAAAGAATGGAAATTGATAACTTAAAAAATACTTTAGCTATTTCAAGCGGATATAGAATTATTAGAATATGGTCAGATGAAATAGATTTAAAGTGGAGGGTAATGTCATAATTATTACAAAAACGCCACTTCGAATAGGATTTGCAGGTGGAGGCTCAGATTTGCCAGAATTTTGCAAAAACTATCCAGGATCATGCGTCAATGCTACTATTGACAAGTATGTATATGTTCTCGTAAAGAAAAGATATGACAATAAAATTTACCTCAAATATTCAGAAAATGAAATAGTAGAAGATATAAAATACATAAAACATGATTTCATTAGAGAAACTCTTGACTTCATGGGAATTAACTATGGCCTTGAAATTATAAACTGGGCTGATATTCCAACTAGAGGCACAGGACTAGGATCATCATCTAGTTTTCTAGTAGGGCTATTGAATGCTCTGTATACATTAGAAGGAAAGCCTCAAGAAGCAAGAGTATTAGCCGAACAAGCATGTCATATAGAAATTGATAGATGCAAAAAACCCATTGGCTATCAAGACCAATTTGCTGCAGCTTATGGTGGATTGAATTATATGCAATTCAAGGATGATGAAGCGTATACATCCGTTACGTCTATAGGCTATAATGATAAGCAATTGTTTGAATTATCAGAAAATATTCAAATGTTCTATACAGGAATAACAAGAGATTCATCATCAATATTGAGCGAGCAATCAAAAGATTTCAAAAACTCCGATGAAGAGAAAATAGATCAGATGTCAAAGAATGTCGACCTGGCTAATATGCTATATGGAAGAGCTATTGACAGAAACTATGATGCATTTGGTGCAGCTATGTTAGAAAACTGGGCTATAAAGAAAACATTCAACAGAGGAATTTCAAATGCTTTTATAGATAGAATCTATGAAGTAGCAGAAAGTGCTGGTATGTATGGCGGAAAGATTACTGGAGCTGGCGGCGGAGGTTTTTTTATTGCTTATAGCCCTGTGGCTTCGAAGTCCAAAGTGATTAAAAAAGTATGTGAAGTATCTGATAGTGTGAGATATATGCCTGTTAGATTTGATCCTTATGGTAGTAGAGTGTTATTGAATTGTGAGGAATATCGCTGGTAATTTTAAATTATAAGAACAATATCAGATAATATGATTAAAAAACATAGGAATGGTTCTTTTAATTCAATGAAAATTCATAATACAAAACCTGAGTTGGCTGTTGAGAGTCAACTTAAGCAAATGAGTGTTAGATTTGAAAAATAAAAAAGAATTAAGAGTAAGCAATTCGATTTCTATTTGCCAGATTATGATATGTTGATAGAAGTAGATGGTGAATATTGGCATTCTTTACCTAAGGCTGTGAAGAATGATAAATTTAAAAACAATTTAGCAAAAAATGAGGGATATAAATTGACTAGAATATGGGCTGAAGACGTATATAAAAACTGGCGGATAATATGGTAAAAGAAGAATATATTCCAGAAAATCTTTTGCAATTCTATGCTCATATAAGCACTACTTTCCAAGAAGTATATAATGACAAGCTTGGCAACCAAATGCTAAAAGATCTATATATCTTAATGAAGGATTCTAAAAGAATATTTCTCATAGGCAATGGAGGATCTGCAGCTATATGTGATCATATAGCTAATGACTTAACTAAGAGATGTTTTAGAAATGCTGAAGTATTGACATCGTATCCTCTCATAACTTGCTTAGCTAATGATTTTGGTTTTGAAGAGATGTATTTGAGATGGTTACAGATTAAATGTGCAGGAAATGATGATGATTTGTTGATAGCAATATCATCAAGCGGAGAATCTCCTGATATAACACTGCCAGCTGAATACTACACGAACACAGATATGACTGTTTTTGGAATATCTGGATTCAATGGATTTAAAACAAATGAGGTTGATAAGCATATTCATTTCAAGTCAAGAAACTATGGCCAAATAGAAATGGTAACGGAAATGATGTTGCATGGAATTATAGAGGAGATGGTAAATGCCAGATAAAATAACTGAGCCAGAAGTAAAATGGGAATGTTCGGCTTGTGGATATGAATTAGTAGATGATCTAGATTCCAAACCTATTGGCTTGACATTTCCAATAACAAATAGCCAGGGTCAAATGATAGGAATACCTATAGAAGTTTGCCCTCATTGTAGAAGTTTGTTATTGAGTGAAATTACAATGAGAGATTTACAGATTCAATTGACAAGTAGAATTATAACTACAAACCCGGGAATATAATGTATCTAGAATATTCAGGAAGACAAAGTGGTAAGACATATAGAATGTGTCAGCAAATTGTAAATGATTGGCGCTACAAAAATGATGATCAACAGATATTGGTATGTTTGCCTCATAGAAATATGAAGTATGACATACTTTCAACAATTTCTAAAGTATTAGAAGATCTGGGAATAGATTTCCTCGCTCACTTTGAAGATGTAAAAGAATCTCTATTATTTTCATATGGCAAGGATTACTGGAGCACTGCTAATAGTAGAGATATATATAGAACTTATTATGATGAATTTGAATCAATGGATGAGATTCAATATTTGGAAGATGGTTACTACGTATCATCGATAAGAGAAGATTCTATTCATTCTAAATATTTCAAAAAGCTTAAAGCAATGAATGGTGGGCAGTGTGCTGACTATACGAAACAGATTGCTCCTCATATAGAACTAAGTGTTCGAACAATCTGCGATTGTACAATTCAAGCTCTAATGCGAGAAGGTTGTCAATGTGGAACAATGGATTAATGTTTAATCCAGATGATATACACATCGTTTTGATAGGGAATGATAGACAATTAGATTATAGAATCAACCTTGAGATCTTGAGGTATAATTTTGTATATGGGGACCAGTTGTGGATTACTACTGTTTACAATGGAGATGAAGATAAACTTCCTTCTGGCATTGGCGAGAATTCTTTCATACATATCAAAGAGAACAGAGGGTATGGCCTGGGTGCTCTTGATGCTTTCAATGAAGGATTAGGATATGCTTCAATAGGATATAGACCAATCGTCGTCTTATTCAATTTTGATGTTTGGTTTTTTACAGATGGTGGATTTAAACTTTGGGTAGAGGACTTCCAAAAGAGCAGAAAATCATTTGGGGCCGGACTGTTGCCTGATCATGAACTTCCAATGACTGATTGTATGATATTCAAGAAAGATATGCTCAATAAGATTCTTCCAATAGAAGACAAAGTTTTAAAATACAGGCAAGAAGATAAAAGGTTAGTAGAAATGTATGAAGATACTCAATTAGGGTTCTATAATATGGAAGAATTTATGCTTTATTCGATACAACGATCATCTGCTGATGTTGAAATTAATGACATGTGGTGGCAATACCAAAGAGATGGTGCTCCAAGATATAGGTGGACAGAGAAATACACATTAGCACATTCTCACGACTACGAAGAACGCAAGCAACTGTTAAAGAAGTATGAAATCACAAAGGGAAGAATGATTCCTGAATTCTTAAATCAATAGTGATAATGTGTGTTTCTCTGTCTTGCTTGTCTATATTGGCATTGTAAATTAGAAAATAAACCTCATGATCATAAACTACGTATGAAAAATGATCAATACAAAAATACTCTTGCAAGAAATAATGGATTTAATCTAATTAGAATAACTGAAAAAGAAGAAAATAAACTTATAAAAAAATTGGAATTTTTAAATGGCTGAAAGAGAAACACTAATACCCACACAAATCGATCCAACTATGATCGAATTTAAAAAAGATGATAAACCAAAGAAAAAGGTGAGACCAATAGTTCCATCAATCAGGTCTATTGAAGAATACAGAAGACTTTATTCTGAGTTTATAGGAATGAATTCAGATGATATGCTTTATGAAAGCTATAGAATTTCATTAGACAAAGGAATAAGAAAGTCTAACATCACTAAACTTAAAGCTAAGCACGCAAATAGAGTAAAGATGCAAAAGGCTTCACGAAAAAGAAACAGCGGAACAAAAAAGAATTCAAGAAAAAGATAAATAGTTTATATCCTGCGATTTTTTGATTATATTTATTTATATATTCCTATGAAAGCAAGGTCATGAGTTACTTCTAATGGAAATAGACACTCTAGCCACTAATTCTTCATCGGCCGGTTTAAAAAATGGAACAATTGGATTAATAAATAATATTGGATAGCAAGACAATGGGTTACTTCAAACAGATAAAAGAGATACCCGTCGTCAATTAAACTTCCAATTCTTACAAATATTAGAAAGCAAGGAACAGAGATACTTCAAAAAGCGAACAATTAAAATAATCTTTCCGTTTAGATAGTGGAGTTTGATGAAGCTAAGCTAAACATTGAGAAATTATTGAACTCCTTTTTCCGCCGGTTCGGGAGTTAATGTGGTTAAACCGGAGCCTGATTTACTGGACAGTTTGCAGGTGAACAAAGTTAAACTGTAATTCATTCTTCTCAGTGGATGAATATACCAAGTTACTGAAAATCCTCTGACCGATCATCTTCTAATAAGAAAATTAAAATAAATCTTCTCGATAGAGAGAAGAGGTAGATTGCCTCTAAACAAGCTATAATATTATGGTGGACTCCGGACTGGACCAATGCAATCTTGAAATTTTTATGCTGTAGCAAGATGTAGAGTTACTTCATATAACTGGCACACGCCAGTACCAAACAGCACTCTCATCACCAATACTCAGCAGACTAAGCAAATTATATCATTCCTATAGGAGTGACGTAGCTGGCTGTCTCATTGAGATGGCCAGTTTTTTTATTGAAAGGTTTTATGATGAAAATATATTTCGTAACAGCTCACTGGAGGCATTATGGTATGTGTGCAGGAGTTGTAAGAGCATGGAGTAAAACTAATGCTAAGCATATAATGCATCAGAAATATAAGCGCGACTTTGAATTAAAGAATTTTTCAGCTTTAGAAATAGAGCCTGAAGGAAAAGAAGAATTGATAGATGATGTTGATTACATGGAATAATGGATAATAAAACTAAACAATTACATTTGAATGCTGCAAGGAAAGCAGGTATAGCAAACTCTTGTACTGAAAAAATAGACTACAAGAACTTTGAAACTGCTTTAAAAAGTAGCATATTAATGTCAGGAAAATATAAGAAACCTCTTGAACCATATCCCTGTCCTTTTTGTGAAGGATGGCATATTGGTAGAGAGATGTCAAGAAAAGAATTAGAATCACACAACATAACCCCCCTATAAAAAGGAGGCAACAAAATGGCAAAATTTGCCAAGGTATCACCAAAGAAGTCAGAACAGAAGACATTCACATCTGACGATATCACAGAAACACTCAACGAAGAAGGTGGAAAAGCTTATACACTTCCATACAAGGAACGACTTGCAACTAGAGTTATGAGCTCCTTGATCAATGAAAAGAAGTTCTATGGAGATAATACAGCTGCATTATTGGCTGATATTAAGGAATGTGGAGAAAAGGATCCTGAATTCTTGATGAAGCTTGCCGCATATACTCGAAATGTAATGTATTTCAGATCTTCACCAGTATTTGTTTTAGGACATGCTTCATTGATTAACGAAGTAAAGCCTTTCGTAAGAAAGTGGACACCTCGAATTGTACAGAGAGCTGATGAACCAGCAGAAATTCTTGCATTGATTGGAACATATTTCACAGAAAAAGGTGAAAAGGCAGTTGTTCCTAACTCAATCAAGAAGGGTTTGGCAGATACTCTCAAAAAGTTTGACGCTTATGCTCTTATGAAGTACAAGGGAGTTGGTAAGTCGGTTAACTTGTATGATGTATTCAACGTTTGTCACCCAAAGCCAGATGATCAGAAACAAGCCGATCTTTGGAAGAAGTTTATGAATGGTGAGCTTGAATCCGCTAACACATGGGAAAGAAACCTTTCAGCTGGTGGCAAAAAGACAGAAGGAGAAAAGGCTGAAATTTGGGAAGAAACAATTCCAGTAATGGGATATATGGCATTGCTTAGAAACCTTAGAAACTTTGCGGAAGCAAATATTTCTAATGAAGCTATTGATTTGGTAGTTGAAAAGCTAACAAATGAAAAGGCAGTTTTGAATAGCAAGCAGTTCCCATTTAGATTCTTCTCTGCTTGGAGAGAATTGTCTAAGGTAGCAACAGGCCGTGAAGATAGAGGTATGTATTACGATGGCCATCCACCAGCCTCTGAACTTGCAAGAGTACTTAAGGCACCTGATAAATCTAATCTTAGAAAGTTGATTGGAGCTATTGAAGATGCATTTGAAATTTCGATTAAGAATGTTACTCAATTGCCAGGTACTACAGTTATTATGTCGGATCACTCAGGTTCAATGACTGCACCAATTTCTGATAGATCTTCAGTTACAAATATGGACATAGCTTTAGTTCTTCACTCAATCGCTGATAAGCTTTCAAAGAAGAATGCCGGTATAATCTTTGGAGAAAGAGTAGCGACAGTTTCTTCAGAAGGTATTTCGGCAATGAAGTTTATTGATGAAATGAGAAAGAAAGATGTTGGTCATTCAACAAATGCATACAAAGCATTTGAAGCATTGATCAGATCAGGAGTATCGGTTGATCGTGTAATTCTTCTTTCTGATATGCAATGCTACAGTACAGGATTCTATTTCAGATCTTCATTGTCAGTGAACGATTCTTGGAAGAAATACAAGAAGATTGCTCCAAATGCTTATCTCCACACAGTGGATCTTTCAGGCTATGGAACATCTCAAGTTGCAATTAACGACCATAATGTAGCACTCTATTCTGGTTGGAACACAAAGTTTCTTGATTTGATAGCACAAGTAGAAAGAGGAATTGGATCGCTAATTCAGGACATCGAAAACTATAGATAAGTAGTTATTATCATTAACAATTATGCATCAGTATTTTATACTGGTGCATTTTTTTGTTATGATATTGAAGGAGGTTTCATGAGTGAAAGACTAGAAGCTTACAGATATTGGCAAGAACTTAGAGCCGAAGCCAGGCATATGAATAAATTAAGTGGCTACGGTTTTTCTGTGTGTTCTATGCATGATCAAGATGGAATGCTCGATGAAATATTCAGAAGAATTGAAACAAAGAGTAAGAGATTCATTGAATTTGGATGTGGTGAAGGTATGCAGAATAATACTCTGTATCGCCTATCCTATTTGGGATGGAAAGGTTTGTGGATAGATGGAGATGCTGAAGTAATTGAAGGAGCAGCAAAGAGATCTGAATATTATAACAATAGAGATGATCTTGACATTATGCACGAATTGGTCGATAGAGATAATATAGATAAAATCATCAGTGATTATTCTAAAGATGATCTAGATTATGATTTACTAGTAATAGATGTAGATTGGAATGACAGTTATATATGGGAAGCTATAGAATGTATAGAGCCAAGAGTAATTTGCATAGAATATAATTCGGCCATTCCATATGATGTAGATCTTAGAGTTCCTTATAACAAAGATACTCAGTACTCATGTTGGAATGGAGCATCATTCTATGGATCAAGTTTACTATCATTAAATGAGATAGCTACAAAAAAGGGATATTCTCTCGTGGGTTGTTCATTAGCAGGATCAGATGCTTTCTTTGTTAGAGATGGTTATGTCAAATCAATAGTAGAAAAATCTGGTAACACAATGTATGTAAAACCAATGTGGTTTGGTGTTGGTAGAATTTCTCATTTATTTGAACCTTCAAGATTTGATCTATGCTTCAATCTTGGACATCAATCTCATCCCTGGTCTAATGTAGCTTTGATGGATCATTCGAAAAGGACATTGAAAAAAAATGAAGAAGAGAGATTAGCTAAAGAGAAATTTGATCTATGCTTCAATAAAGAGAAAGAGAAAAAGACTAAAATACTACCAGCGACAATTGATACAAAAGGACCAAAGATATGAAAGGAATGGGAAAATGAGTGAAAAATCCCGCGTGCACATTGAACTAGGATGTGGGAATAACAGAAGAGATATGGATGGGTATGAGAATATTGGTGTAGATATTATGAGATCTAATTGTACTGATCTCATAATAAATTTAGGATTTGAAAATCTACCATTTGGAGATAAATCTGTTGATATAGTGCAAGCTTACGATGTTCTAGAACATATTCCAAAATGTATTTGGAAGCCTGATATAAATTCATACAATATACCCCCAGTAGCAGGAGCAGATAAATCTACAATCATAACAAACCCAATGCGAATGATTAGAGAAAATCCATTAATAAATCTAATGAATGAAATATTCAGAGTCCTTAGAGATGGCGGCAGATTTGTAGCTGAAATGCCTTTCTCAAATGAAGCTTATGATAGAGATCCAACACATGTAACTAAATTATCAGAAGATTGGTTCCACTATTTCAAGAAAGATGATAATCTTTACTATGATCAGGGTTTAGTAAAATGTGATTTTAAGCTAGACACGAATAGATTTAGAGAATATAAATGGACCAAGAAAGATATTATGCATACTGAATTGATAGCAGTTAAGTCGAGAGGGAAAGAACCTTCACCAGCTTATAAGATGCTCAATACAACAAGCAATGATGGTCTGCCTATAGTAATTCCAGAAGATGTTGCAAATGAAGGAGAGAAGAATCGAGCTTCTTCATCGTATGAACGAGACAGTGCTCTTATAACAAGGCAACCGTTGATATGAAATCGAAATACACTTATTCATTGAGTAAGAAAAAACTAGACATGTTTATAGACGAATACCCTAATGTTAAATTGAATATTTTATTTGAGGATCAGTTAAATGAAGGTTATTAAAATTTTAATCATACAGAGTCCACACTATGATTTTTCAGGTGCTACTCTAATAGAAGGTCTTCATATTCTACAAGCAAAAGGTGAAGTAGAAGTTTTTACTGCAGAATCGTCTAACTATGCCTCCGGGTTAGATTATTCACATCAATTGGCTAACGACGCAGATATCTTGCAGTACGGCCGTGAAACGGCCGATCTAGTAGTAAAAACGTCCAATCAAGCCGTTAGATCGGACCTTGTAGAAAGTATAGATAGACCAGAGAAGACAGTTTTTATAGATGGAGAGGATACTCACCCATATATAGAAGATCCTAAAAAATATCCATTGTATTTCAAAAGAGAAATGCGGTTAGATGTAGATCATCCTAAGAATGTTAAGCCATTTCCATTCGCTATCGAAAATAGATATATTCATAATCCCAATGAATGGGAAGATAGAAAATTTGACGTAGCTTGTATGTTTGGGCCTCATGATAGTACAAAGCCCTGGCGTAGAGAAATAGAAGATAAACTGAATGATATGGATTTAGAAAATTCAGTGATTGGTCAGTTATATGGAGGAGTTCCAGATAGACAAGATATCGATACGGGTAACAGAGATCATCCTGATTATTATAATGTTTTAGCATTGTCGAAAATAGCAGTTGATGCACATGGTGCACATGAATGTAATTCGGCTAGATTTTGGGAATCGCTAGCATGTGGATGTCTATTGGTAACTAGAAGAAATCTGATTCACATGCCACATCCCTTTGAAAATGGTATACATATGTTTGAGTTCCAAGATCCTTTGTCATTGGGATATATCATACCAAATCTTTTAAAGGACGATACAACTATGCAGAAAATAGCAAATGAAGCTCTAGTTCATGCTATGAATTTCCATACAACTGAAGCTAGAGTCAATCAGTTTTTGAGCGAATGTTATAGAGAAGGATTAATTAACAAATAGGATGATATTTATTAAAAATATCATAGGAGAAGTTCTTTGATACTAGAAGGAATTCAGCATATAAACGACCTTAAAATTGACAAGTTTCTAGATCTTGTCAGAAGGTTGAATAATAAAGACAAATCATTAGAGCTGAGTGTAAAGTTTGATGGATCTGCAAACTTAGGATTTGGCTTAGATGATAAAGGAAAACTATATTTTTCTAGGGATGTGAAGGGTCAACCAGATCATAAACATTCTACGAAAGATTGGCCTGGGAAGCCAATGTATAATCCTATTAGGAGTGCTGTCGCTGCATTGCTCAGTGTCAAAGACGTACTTGAAAAGCAGTTGAAGCCTGGTGATTATGTGGGTTGTGAAGTGCTATTCGAAACTATACCCAATGCTATAGAATATGGAGATAATTATATTATCGTTCATGATGCAGCATTCAATTCATTGATTAAAAAGCTTAGACCTACTAAGGCTAAAATAGATTTATACTACTATAATCCTGAATCAAAGAAAATAGATAAGAGCATTGAGACTGTTACTTATAGCTTCTCAGGAAAGGAAGTAGTTAGAAGTAACAAGTATAAGCTCTCCATTGGAAATGATATTAATCAATTAGAAGACTTAATGAAACAAAAAAATAAAACTTTTAAGGATTCTTCTAATTATGATGTGTTAACTTTCAGGGCTGTTGGAAAAGATAAGGATAAAATAAAAAGAGAAAAGGAAAGTTTAACTAAACAAATATCTAATTTACAACTGGATATAAAGGATAAACTAATAGATTCTATCCTAAATAAGCTATCAGCAGGAGCGATGGCACAACCACCAGTATTTGATGATAAAGGAAATAATGTAGGAGGAAGTTGGCCAGAGGGTGTAGTAATAAAAGATCTGAAAACAGGAGAGCTATCTAAGATAGTATCGGTCTTCCCTATTATTAATAAATTCCTTTGGTACTACAGAGAAATGGCAATGTCAGGTGCAGGACCAGCAGGAAGTTTTGTTCCTGGAGTAATGAGAACATTTCAACATTCAGTTGCCGAAAAAGTATTTGGTATCAAGGGTTTGAAGTCCGTTGGTATAGTAAAAATTATCAACAACAAATATAAATCAGCTACTGCGAATGAGAAGATTCTCAGGTACTTGAAAGATAATGGATTCAAATTCACTAAAGCTAATTCAGCAAGAAACAGTTTCGTCAATGAAATAAAGAAAGCTATCAAGAGTCTGAATAAGCTCAAAAGAGAATTTGACAAAACAGGAAAGGAAAAAGTACTCAAGGTTAAGAGAGGCTCATTCAAGAGAGATGTAAAACATGATCCAGTTCATATTCGAAAGACTTATGAAACTTTCTTAGACATAGAAACAGAGCTCAATGACTATCTCAAATTAGTTCAGAGAGTAAGTGAAAATACTCCAGAAGGTACAGCGGTTCAGCTGTTGAGGATATTCTTTGGTCAAAGAAATTTGAATAAGCTGAATGAGGATTATAATCTTCAAAAATTTGTTATTGAAAAGTTAAATGAAATAGGAGTATTGCACGAAGGAGGAACTAATGTAAAAATTGGAGTGTTAGTAGGTAGATTCCAGCCTCCTCAAAGATTGCATATTGAATTAATCAGAAAAGCTCTAATGAAGAATAATAAAGTGTATGTGTTTGTAGCAGGACAAAAATTAGACAAGAACAGAAATCCTTTCCCACATCAGATCAGAGCTAATGTACTAGCTAAATTTGTCAAAAGCAATAAGGTCATGATTCATTCAGCTAAATCAGGATTTATTCCAGGCTTAATAGATGAATTTGTAGACTTGAATAATGTCGGTGAAGTAAATGTTTATGCTGGTACCGATAGAATTGGTGGATATAAGGGAATGTTCAAGAACTATTGGGATCATGATAATGTAAAAGTTAAGGTGAATGAATTGAAGAGAGATCCTGATTCGGTCAGTGCTACAAAAGTTAGAGAATCTATCAAAAACAATGATTTCAAATCGTTTGTAGACTATATGCCTGAGGGATTATCATTGACATACTTAACAGGGCTGTTCAAAAAATATAGAAAGTATTTGACATGATAGGTGATAAAGCACCAAGAGGAAAATTGTTAGACAACTGTTCAGATAAATTTCAGTTGATGCTGGTGACCCAGATACTTATAATTATAAGGCGCTGGAATAGAAGAAATTGGAGGGCGATAGATGAAAATATTTGCACCTCAGGATAAAGTAATCGCTAATGTCGACAGGGCTATTGAACATCTTGAAACCGGTAGCACATCCCCCGTGTTAGTTGAATTCGATCCATCTAATTCATGCAATCATTCATGCCACTTCTGTTTGAGTGGTCACATACATCTACCTGAATCGAAAGGTTTTCCAACTTTCAATCGAAATATGTTGTCAAGAGATTTGATGATGAGAACCTGTGAAGAACTTATTGATATGAAAGTTAGAGCAGTGAATTGGACAGGAGGAGGAGAACCAACAGCAAACCCAGCTTTAAAAGAATGCATTGAATATCTTGGCAAGAATGGAGTCAAGATGGGAATGTTTACTAATGGGACTTTGTTACATACATTTGATTTGTTTGATACGCTATTAGAATATATGACTTGGGTTAGAATTTCAATTGATGCAGGAGACCCTGATACGTATAATTCTATAAGAAGAACTGTAAAGGGTAAAAATGATTGGAATAGAGCTCTTGAAAATCTTCTTATATTATTGAATAAGAGATCGAATAAGAGAACAAATTGGTGGAGTACACATGATGAGCTAGCAGTATATCCTATGGGTAGAGGTACTAAAGAAAAATCTTGGCACCCAAATCAAATGGATATTGGAGTTGGTTTCGTTATAACTCCCGATACATATAATGGAATAGTTGATTTTGCTGAATGGTTTAGAGATTCAGATGTAGACTATTGCCAATACAAACCTGAAATTGTTAATGTTGAAAGAGAAGGTGGGATTCAAAGACAAGCTAAATTCTGGAAGGAGAAAGTAAATCCTCTGTTAGATGAAGCAAGAGATATTCTAGGTGATAAATTTCAGATGAATGGTTACCATTTTGAAGACTTAGAAAATGACCCAAAGCTACTTGGTAGAACATATGAGAAATGTTTAGGCTCTCAAATATCTCCTTGTATAGGAGCAGATGGTGAAGTCTATGTTTGTCCAAATCATCGAGGACATGAAAGATATTCTTATGGATCATTGCACAAACAGACTTTCAAACAAATATGGAATGACATAAACAAAAGAAAGAAAGTTATGTCAATCATAGAAGATGAAGAACAGTTCTCAAAATGTACTCAGTTGTGCAAACCTCACGAAAGTAATAAAATGTGTTGGACCATACATCAGGCTTTAATAGCTGCAGATTCAGCATCAAAAAAGAAATCATTGAAACAATCATTCTTGGCTTTGCAAGATAAGAAAAGAGAAAAGATTGATCATTGGGAGTTTATATAGAGCGCTAAATTGATTATATATAAAGGAATAAAATTAATGGGGGATGGTGTATTGTATACTAGACCCCTTTTTCTATAAGGAACTCTAAATGGAGACGGTAATAAGATTAAAAAAGATCAATAATAAAGAAATAATGAATGCTTATGATGAACTAGAGCATTTTCGAAGCGGAACGGCAGGTATAAGTTTAGAAAAATTAACTATTGAACTAGAATCTGAAGGTGGTGATCTTTACTTATCATTGTTTTTTCATGATTATCTAGTAAGCTTGATAAGAGATGGAATTACTGTTGTTACTAAAGCATTGAGTTTTTGTGGTTCCTCGGCAGTAAATATATTTTGTGCAGGACAGAATAGAAAATGTTATACAAACACAGTATTTTTAATTCATGAAGCTTCATTTCCGCGGGGATACGCGCGGGAAGACGATACAACTAAATCAATGTTGGCGAATGCAGAATTTGTCAAAACAGCTGAAGATATATGCTATAATATATATGAAAATGTCTCAAACAAAAGTGCATATGAATGGAAAGAATTAGTAAAAGAACAGGGAGAAGTACTGCTTAGAGGAGGAAATGCATACGAATGCGGGTTAGCAACTGAACTTCTATGATGGAGTGGTTTAATGATGAACGCTAGAAAGGTTTTACTGCACAATGTACTAGTGCTAAACAGAAGCTGGATTCCAATACATATAACAACTGTTAGAGATGCAATAGGATTGGTTTTCGTAGGAGCTGCAAATGTAATAGTTCCCGATGAAATGAAATCAATATCTGGCAAAACAGTTGCTTATGAATTCGAAGCAATGGATTATTCAATATGGACATCTAAATCTTGTGAATTGGATAAAAATCAGTATGAAATTCTAAGTTCAGCTAAGAACATCCATTTCAAGCCTTCAGTTGTTGCGCTTACAAGATACAATGGAATACCAAGATATGAAATCAGATTCTGCAGAGCTTCACTCTATGAAAGAGATAGTGGAAAGTGTCAGTATTGTGGAAAGAGAATTTCAAGGGGCGATGCTACAATTGATCACGTTCAACCAAGGTCTAAGGGTGGAAAAAACTCTTGGAGCAATGCAGTACTAGCATGCAAGTCCTGCAACTCAGTTAAGTCAGACTTTACCCTTGATCAATCGGGAATGAAGTTGTTGAGCAAACCAAAGAAGCCTAACTGGATTTCAGTTAGATTTGGTAAGACAAGAAGTGTGAAGGAAAGAGCTGAATGGCGCAAATTTACAGAATACGTAGAAAGTGAGGTTTCATAATGGATTGGGCAATACATTTTTTGTTAGGTTTTGCAGAGCAGCAAGATTTTGCTGGCAATTAATATTGAAATCCAAAGGATATGTCATCCTAGAAGATGTTATATGCAGCGCTGTAGTTGGAATAGTTTTCCCTCTTGGATAGATCTTTGGACTGATAGTATTATGTTGTTATTTTTGTGGATTTGATGATGTCGATGATTGGGAACATCTAGGGCGATTGATTAAAGACAAGAAGTTTTTGATGAAAGAGAAGGAGAAAAAGATGATTAATAGAACAGAAAAGCTTAAGATATTTTGTGAAATGAATAATAGAATCACTGATGTAGCTAGATTCATTAGGCGAACTATAAGTCCTATTGGCAAGAATTTTAGATTTAATCCTGAAGGTGTTACAATTGAAGACTTTGGGAAACGACCTTTCACAAATGACACAATAATTTCAGTTGAAGGGCACGAGACCTACTATTCTGAAGCTAGCTATATCACTGTTGATTTTCCAGCTTGGTTCTTAGAAGCTTCAGATGAACAGATCTCTGCTATAGTTATTGAAAGTCAGAGAGAGAAGAATGAAAGAGCTAAGAAGATCTTTGAAGATAGAGAAAAAGAAAAGATAACTTTGGCTAAAGCAAGTAGATTCAAGACATACAAGATTCTTAGGAAAGAGTTCAATTCAGGAAAGGGATAGAAATAATGGGAAAAAATCTTATAGCTATCTTCGAGAGTCATAGATATTTATTGGAAAGTACAATGGGGAGATATTAATGATAAAACTAAAACTAAAAATGAAGGGATATAGAGCTATTGTGAGAAAATTCCCTCATATAAAATTGATCAGAGAGTCTAGAAATCAATTCAAAATTGACAGCAATGATTACGATGTATTCATACAAATAGGACCATTCGCTGAAGAATCTGAATTTGAAGAAGACCCTGAGCCGGAGAGGATGTATGCTATGGCTGCTTAACTTTGCAACATTTAGTTGGTGCATATCTATATTTGCAGTGCTGATTTTGTATTGGTCATGGTTTTGGGATGGAGCCAGAGATTCTACAGTAAATGGAATGCCTGACTTTCATAAACCAGATTATTATCCAGGGAGATGGAAGTATGTTAAATGGTTTGCTGAAGATTTGTGGCACGCATGTAAAAGAATGTCTGTTTATCCTTTGCACACTACTTTTGCTATTTTACTTATTCATCCGTATCTTTGGATATTTTTAGCAGCACTAATTCCAGCTTTTCATCTTGGAGTTAGAAAAATCAGTGGTAAGAAATGGCCAAGTTTTTGGCTTGATAAAATAGGAGCTTTATGGACGAAAAAGTAATAGCAGTAGATTTTGATGGTACTCTATGTGAAGCAAATTTCCCTTGGATAGGAAGACCAAGATGGGAAATCATAGATGCTCTCAAAAAAGAAATCGATGAAGGTGCAAGAGTGATTCTATGGACTTGTAGATCTGATGAAGAAGGTGGTCATGATTATCTAACTCAGGCTGTAGAATGGTGTGCAAAAGAATTAGATCTGACATTCGATGCAGTTAATGAAGATATTCCTGGAAGAAAATTCGGAACTTCTCGTAAAGTGAATGCTGATGAATTTTGGGATGATAAGGCAAAAGAGGTATAGAAATGTGGTGGATTGTATTAATATGTATTGGTATTGTTTATAGTTTAATTAGGGAAGTGATAAAGACTTCGATGGTAGATATGTATCCGTTGTGTAAGATAGATCCTCACACGGGGAAAGTAGATTGGTATTAAATGTTCAAAGTTTATTTAGCAGCACCGTTATCAGTAGGCGATACAGCAATAAACGTTCACAAAGCAATGATTGCAGCAGATCAATGTATCGATGCAGGAATTAATTACTTTTGTCCACATTATTCTCATTTTCAGAATATTCATAAAGCTAAGGAATATGAAGTTTGGATGGAAATGGATTTTGATTGGATAAGAGTGTGTGATATACTCTGGAGATTGCCAGGTGACTCACCTGGTGGAGATAGAGAAGTTAAGTTCGCTTTAAGCCTGGGAATTCCTGTTGTTTATAGTTTTGAGGAATTGTTGGACACTTTAAAAATGATGAGAGCTCATGAAACTAAAAGAGACATACCAAGAAGAAGATGAAAAAATTGTAAGAGCAGCAATGATTCCATTTTACATAAAAGATGGAAAGATTTTCATGATGTTTATGCAACCCTCTAATCCTAAGTTTGGTGGAACAAGATGGCAATTATGCAAAGGTGGAATTGATAAGGGTGAAACTCCATCAACCGCTGCCGTTAGAGAGGCTAAAGAAGAGCTTGGTTTGAGAATGTCTAATACAAAAAAGCTATTCGCATTAGGAAATTTCTGGTCGGGCAAGTTACATCTATTTGTAGTAGAAGTGAAAGATCCAAAAGCATTCGATAAGCCTGGATTTGAAACTAAAGCTACAAAATGGATGAATTGGGGAGATTGGTTTAAAGAAGGAAGAAGAGAACAAACTAAAATAGTTTCAGCTGGTTATAAAGTAATGAATTTGAACATCGCTATGACAAAGGAGAAAGAGACCAAGTGAAGCAATACGAAAAGATGGTAAAAGATATTTTAGAAACGGGTGTTCAAAAGAGAGACAGAACCGGTACAGGTACTATCTCTCTTTTTGCATATCAAGCAAGATTCAATCTTCAAGATGGTTTCCCTTGTTTAACTACAAAGAAAATGCATTTGAGATCTATAATATATGAACTGCTATGGTTTCTGAAAGGTGATACGAATATCAAATATTTGAATGATAATGGAGTTACTATTTGGGACGAATGGGCATCCGCGGATGGAGATCTAGGGCCAATCTATGGCAAGCAATGGAGAAGATGGAAGCATGTTTTTATAGATAAAATAGTAAGAAGAAAGAATAGAAAATCTTACAAGCATACTATAGAAACTATAGATCAGATAGCACAAGTCATAGAAGCATTGAAAACAAATCCAAATGATAGAAGAATGATAGTTTCAGCTTGGAATCCAGGCGAAGCAAAAGACATGAAATTACCCCCTTGTCATTTGTTGTTTCAGTTTTGGAGTAGAGAATTGAGTAAGCAAGAAAAATATGATTTAATATACGAAAGATTTCCAAAATTTATAAATAATGGAATAGGTAGAACTACAAACTTAATGAAGAAAGGGCCACAAAGAGCTCTATCATGTCAGCTATACCAAAGAAGCTGTGATGTAGGATTAGGCGTTCCATTCAATATAGCTAGCTATGCTCTATTAACTATGATGGTAGCTCAAGTCGTAAATATGGTTCCTGAAGAATTCATTTGGGTAGGCGGGGATATACACATCTATAATAACCACATTGATAAGTTAAAAAAACAGATTAAGAGGAAACCGTTTGCGTTGCCGAAAATGATAATTAATAATAGGGGTCAAAGCATAGACGATTTTGTTTATGAAGACTTTGAATTGAGAGATTATGAATGTCATCCGGGAATAAAATTGGATGTATCTGTTTAGTAACTCTGCTTGCTTTTGTTTCTTGTGGGCAGATTCCAGATACTTTAGTAGGACCACAAGAAACAAAAGAAGAAATTAGTGAGTACCACGCACAGCTGATAGGCGATTGGGTATATGAATTCCAAGAAGGATTTGAAAAATTATCACTTGTAGATGCTAGTTATTTTGAAAGATTCGTAAATACAGGTGATCCGAATGATATTATATATTATGGATTCTGGAATGTTGATGCAACTGAATTACAATTCAGAGTAAGAGGATATGCCAATATAAGTAGAACTGTTATTCAGCAATATGAACCACATAATACTTTTATTTGGGATATGACATATGAGCTGAAAGATGAGATTACATTGATCATATATGGAGATGATAAAAGTTACGTTTATCAGAGGAGATAGTTTACAAAGTCAATAAAAAATGATTATAAGTATAGGAAGCAAAAAGGAGTATACACACTTAAGGAGGTAGAAGGATGAATTTAGATTTAATCAAAGCAGCATTGCAAGAGAAGGATAATCCAGATCAAAGAAGAGGTGGAGGAAGCGATAAGCTATGGCGTTTGGATGCAGGCGATTCAGAAGCTGAAGCTCTTGCAAGAATTGTTCCGTATAAGTTTGATGAAGACAATCCGTTTTTGGAAATGTGGTTCCATTATGGAGTTGCAGGACGAAATTATCTCTGTCCAAGAAAACATGGAGATGGTGAATGTGTCATCTGCAAATTTGGATATGAAGTATTAGAAGAGTATAAGAGAACTAAGAATGAAGAAACAAGATTAACTCTTAGTGTGTTACTACCAAAGTTGAGAGTATATTCTCCAGTAGTAATTAGAGGAGAAGAGGAGGCAGGTGTTAGATTTTGGGGATATAGTCCAACACTTCATCACGAATTATTGAAAATTGCAGTTCAGTTTGGTGAACAAGATATTGATATTACAGATCCTGAAAGAGGAGTAGATATTAAAGTTCATGTAGTTTCACCAGATCAATCTGGCAAGCTTTATCCGATAACTGATGTTGCTTTTGCAATGGACGGAGTATCGGCAAAGATTGATGCTTTGGTAGAGACAGAAAAAGGTGCGCCCTCGAAGAGTAAGATTAGTAAGCTCTTAGATACATGCCCAGACATTAGTGAAATTTATAACCTTAAGCCTGAAAGTGAACTGATTGAGTCTCTTGAAAAATATGCTCAACCACAGGGTCAAAAGGAAAATCCAGGAACTGGAACTGAAAAGTTTGGTGGTTCTTCCGAAAAAGAAGAAGAAAAGCCAGCAGCAGATATGGACCAGATAGGACAGGATTTTGAGAAAATGTTGGAGAATGACGAATAAATGGCAAAGAGAAAAACAGTGATTTCGGAAGAGTTTGATGATACTTCTTCCAATTCATCACCAAATACTCTCAATGACATATTAATAGACGAATTAAAATCTGAAATAGGGGGCTCAGCCTATGTCTTAGGCGAAGATGATACTCCAGCTGATGTAACGGAGTGGCTCTCAACAGGAAGTACTATTTTAGATATGGTAATTTCGAATAATCCAACTGGAAATGGAGGTATTCCGGTTGGTCGGTTAACAGAAATTCATGGAGATCCAAGTACAGGAAAATCATTATTAGCTTATATGATCCTAAAAGATTGTGCAGCTAAAGGCGGAATATCAGTATTGATTGATACTGAAAATGCTGCCAATATAGAATTTTTGAATATGTTAGGTTTAGATCCAAGAAAAAATCTTACATATGTGCAGGTTGATACTGTTGAGGATGTATTTGCAACAATAGAAACCGTAATCAGATCAGTTCGAAAGAATGATAGAAAGAAACTTGTAACAATAGTTTGGGATTCAATAGCTGGAACATCCACTCGTAAGGAAATGGAAGAAGAGGTGGGCAACCAGCAAGTAGCTATGGTTCCAAGATTATTAGGACAAGGATGTAGAAAAGTATCAAGGCTAATAGGTGATCAAAGAATAGCTCTAGTATTTTTGAATCAGTTAAGAGCAAAAATCGGAGTAGTATTTGGTGATCCTATGACAACTCCAGGTGGAAATGCAGTTCCTTTCTTTGCTGATGTTAGAGTAAGATTGAGAACGGCTGGTAAGATAAAAGCTGGAGCAAAGGATATTATTGGAGTAAGTTCAAAAGCACAGATCATTAAGAATAGATTTGGCCCTCCATATAGAGAAGCTATACTGAATATCTACTTTGATAAGGGATTAATTGATGAAGATTCTTGGTTTGATTTCCTAAAGGCTAAAAAGCTGATTAAGAAACTAACTGTTCAGAAATCACAATTAACATTAGATGGAGAAACATTTGAATTCAAGAACAAAGAGTTCATGAAATTAATGAGAAGTCAAACTGAAGAGTTCAGGAATAAGATCAAGCAAATGATAAAAGATGATCTTTATATAGAACAGGATCCAGATAAGAGAGAGGATGAAATTACGATCGAAGAAGTACCAGAAGAAGAATTACTAGGAACGTAACAGATTTTTTTTAGGGCTATATTTAATATAGGAGAAAAATAGTATGCCAGCACCACGATTTACAAATGATGTCGACGATGCATTAGAGACCTTAAGGTCATTTATTGACCAACAGAAGTCCGGAAAGCGTAGAGCCAGAAAACCGATATGGTCGGATTCTGAATACGCAGCTCAGGATAGAGTCAAATATTATGATAACAATTTGACAGCATTGAGACAAGTTGTTACAGGACATACAATTGACCTCGCAGAAGGTAATTATCAGGAGGGGCTGGATCTTTAAGATTCACACATAGTTTACGCTAACTATAGGCCCTTCAACAACTTAAGTTGATGGGCCTTATTTTTTGATCTTCGACAATCGATTACAGTAGAACAAGTTATAGCTAAAATCGTCTGTGCTGCGTTCCTCAGCATAAAGCTGGGTGGTACATCACACAATACGCTGCAGAACGTTTTAGCTATGCTTATACTAACTTATTAGTAAGCAACAAGTTATGCATATGCATAAGTTATTGTTAATTAATAGCATAAAAAGTTTATTTTTTTTGGTTTTATGTTTCATATCGCCTCTAGATTTGTTATATTATACATGTTACAAAGGTTATGCGTTGTTAATCAAATCAGGGAGAAAAGAATGGCTTTTACCAAATCAAACATCAAGCAGGCTCGGACAGAATTGGAAACAGCTTTAGAAAAATGGGCTAAGGATTGGGACGTTGATGTCAAGATTGGAACCATTAGTTATAGTGAAAAGGATTTACGATGTAAATTCACAGCGGTTCAAGTCGAAGAAGGAAAGACCAGACACGAAACTGAAATTGAGAGAGATTTTGCTCGATACGCTTTCCGATACGATCTGGATCCTGAAGATTTGGGAAAAGAAGTTAATTTGTTTGATGGTGAGGTTTGCACAATCGCTGGAATTAAGCCTCGGAATCACAAATTCCCCATTATCTTGAAAAAGAAAACTGGGGGATTCTACAAAGTTGGTAAGAAGGCTTTCACATTCAAGAGCGATTAGGCCCACATTAGAAATCTGTATCAACATCAAAAGGGATAGAATGACAAGAATTCATTTTCAAAACTTAGCCGACATCGTAAAACTTGAACTAGATTTTTTAACTGAGGTTGAACGGTCACAAATTGCTCTTTTACTTGCCAGCTTCTGCAATCGCCACAATACTGGATTTGATGAAGAAAGATTCTTGACAGCTTGCGAGGTCGATAATCTGAAGAAAGATTCTTGACAGCTTGCAACCTCAATGGGTTCAATAAGGTCAGAAAACAATCTATATGAACAGAAGGAAATAAGATGAAGATCAAATTAGACAAAGTAAGAGTTCCACTTTCAAAGAAAGCTGGAATGGTGATTGCACCAAAGAAAGGGAAAGGTGCAAAGTACAATCGATCAAAGGAAAAAGTAGCAATTAGAAATATGGGGCGTTAACTCAACGGGAGAGTATTTCCCTTGCACGGAAAAGGTTAAGAGTTCAAATCTCTTACGCTCCACCATTTATGGGCCGGTATCTCAACGGAGAGCACTTGTTTTGCACTCAGGTAGATAGGGTTCAAGTCTCTCCCCGACCATATTAGAAAGAATAGAATGACTCGAGAAAGATACCAAGTTCTCAAAGAAACAAAGAATTTCAAGAACGATACAGAAAAGATTGAATTTGAGATTCAGCAAAGAATGTTGTTCGACGGAGTTCCATTCGTAGAAGAAATAATGAAAGGTTTCGAGAATGCCTAAGTATGTAAGTTGTATAGAAGGTGGATTAGGAACAATAATCAGGCCCGGAGATAAGATTGCTTATATGGGAATTACTCCAATGGGAAAAACCTTAAAGGCAGGAACAGTGGTAGCAATTGTAGAACAACCACGATATCCTGGAGCTACTTACGACAACTTAGTAACAAAGTTGAAGGTTGAAAATGTGAATGGAAGAATCGTAACGATTGAGAATCATAAGTTTTGTGTACCAATCAACGGAGTAAGAAGGGAATTGGCATGAGTAAAACAGGTTATCAATTAGTCTTAGATTTATCAGGACCAGATGGAAATGCTTTTGCAGTAATGGGAGCAGTAAGAGGAGTTTTAAATCAGATTGATCCTGGTCTGACCAAGAAATATCTCGAAAAGTCAATGGCAGGTGATTATGATGATTTACTCAGAGCTTCTTGCGAATATGTAGACTTAGTAGATTCGTCAAATACTTATCCAGATATTTTGGGTGAAGTGGAAGTTGTCACTACAGTAGAAAGAATTTCAACTCCAGCAGAGGATGTAACGATAAACTGAGAATTGGGGAAACAAAAATGGTGTCGTAGCATAATCGGAAAATGCTCCAGGCTGTCAACCTGAGGATAGCGAGTTCAAATCTCGTCGACACCGCCAATTTGTCTGGGGGTAGCAAGAAGGAATATGCACTTGGTTGTCTACCAAGCGAATCGGGGGTTCGATTCCCCTCCCCTGGGCCAAAACTTAGAAAGGTTGTAATGAAACACAATACTGCGGTATATAAATACTTATGTGAAGATAGTGATGGTGAATTTTTCACTACATCTGAATGGTATCAAAATATTGAACTAGTAAGAGATGAATATGAATATGATATTATAGTTCATAGAAGAATACCAGAATCAGTAATATCAGGCAAAAAGTTAATGGACAAAATGAAGACAGATTCATGCTACATAGTCCTTACAGAATATACTCAGAAAGTATACGACAATAAAAAGATTATATGACGGTGTAGGGAAAGTACACCCGACCTGGCTTTCAACCAAGTAACTGCGAGTTCAAATCTCGTCACCGTCACCAAATTTATGACCCGGTCGTTCAATGGTTAGGACATTAGGCTTTCAACTTAATGACGAGGGTTCAATTCCCTTCCGGGTTACCACATTAACACAGGAGTACAAAGTGAACCGCAGCAAAAGTCGTGATATGGAAGAAGAAGATTTCAAGTTAACTCGTTCGGAAAGAAAGAATGAAAACAGAAGAGATCGAAGATCGTCGAAAAACATCGAATTCGAGGATGATGAAGATGATAAGGAATATCACGAAATAATGAGGCAAAAAAGATTGAAATAAAATTGGTTTTATGTTTACTATCGGTCTCAGATTTGTTATATTATATACACAATCATTAATAGGAACATATGGGTAGTTATGCAAACGGTAAAGCTGAGAGTCTGTAAAACTCTTGTCTTCGGACTTTGGGGGTTCAAATCCCTCACTGCCCACCAAAAAATAGTCAATGAAATTTTACATATAGTGTAATGGATTGCACACCGGTTCAAAACTCCCTGGCCAAATAAACTCTAAGAAAGGTTTCAAATGTCTACACGAAGTGTTATAGCAGCTCAATTATCTGATGGAAAAGTAAAAGCAATTTATTGTCATTATGACGGTTATCCAGATCATGTTGGCAGGATTCTTCAAGAACACTATACTGATCAAGAAAAAATTGATGCTTTAATTGCACTTGGAGATTTAAGTTCGCTCGATGTAGAAATTACAAAACCAGAAGGACACACCTGGAAAGATCCTGTAGAAGGATATACGGTAGCCTATCATAGAGATAGAGGAGAAGAATTAAGCATAACAGATTTGACAGTAGATAAATATTGTGTAGAAAGTTTTAAACTAGCAATCAATGATACATTTGGTTCAGTTGATTATCTTTATATCTGGACTGCAAAAGAAGAAAAGTGGTGTTGTGTAAAAGGCCACGGCTAGCCGAGGGAAGATACGTTCGGATATTTTGAAATTATGGGAGGGTAGTTCAACGGAAAGAACACGGGTCTTCTAAACCCAAAACCAGGGTTCGATTCCCTGTCCTCCTACCATACACAAAATGTTGTAAAATAATGTAAAAAAAGGATTCAAATATATTTATGAAGTGTTTCGGAGTAGCTCAATTGGCAGAGCGCTTGGCTGTTAACCAAGAGGCCCTTATAAGGTTTAACCAGGTTCGATCCCTGGCTCCGGAGCTTAATTAAGATATTGTCCCGTAGCGTCTAATGGTCATGACACCAGACTTTGACTCTGGAGCTTGTCAGTTCGAATCTGACCGGGACTTCCAAACATAGGAGGGTAATACGATGAAAGTTGATTACGTCACATCTCCAGATTTTTCAAGAGGAGTTATCACAGTCGAAAGATTGGTTCCAAAGAAAAATAAGAACAGAGTAATGAAAGTCGTGGGTGTTCACAGCACTCCTGTTTTGACGAGAAATAGCAGACAAATAAATAGATTGATTAAGTTGTATGGATAATATGTGTGAGTAAATTTTTACAGTGAATAGCCAAGTGGTAAGGCGCACGGTTGTGGCCCGTGTTTCTAAGGTTCGATTCCTTATTCACTGACCAATAAAAGGATAATCTGATGGGAATGAGTGTTTTAATAAAGAATAAGAAACAATTGATGCAATCGAAAAAGTGGTTAGAAAACTTCTCGTTGTGGAAGAGAGAATTAAAGAAAGAGAAAGTCAAAGATAATCCATTTAAGAATATTCAGATTGCAGCAGTCACTTCAGTTATAGATGAAATAAAAGGTCAAATAAAGTTGTATGAAGACAAAGAATCTGAACACGAAAAGAGTGTAAAAAAAAATTGATCGATTACGACTTAGAATCAGTCATTTAGAAACCCAGGTGAAGAAACAAGGACCTTCAAGGATTAGATAAAAACATAATGAGCAATACACGAAAAGATCAACCAGATATTAGAAAGTCAGTATTGTCAGTTCCTTCAGATTTTAAACGATCAAGAAGAAGAGAAGAAAGATCGAGAGCAAAATTAGCAGTTAGAATGGGCAAAGACCCAGAAAGAATACGACATAGCGACTGGCGAGATTACACATAGAAATATGGATCGGTAGCAAAAACTGGCTTTAGGATTCGCCTTTTAAGCGAGAGTATGGGGGTTCAATTCCCTCCCGGTCCACCAAAAATTTGGGGGTATAACTTAGTGGAGAAAGTACCGGTCTTTTAAATCGGTAACCAGAGTTCGATTCTCTGTGCCCCTACCACATTTGAGGACGATGTCTGTGAATAACCAATAGCAGAGGATCACGCCTAGATACCAAACTCGTCTAGCTCGCCCCGGAAAAAATTAGATAGCAATAGACAAGAGTTACTTCCGGTTCAATTCCGATGTTCCCCACCATATGAGGGGAATGCCTTTAGGGGCTTTTACTCTACTAGATTTTCTTTTGATTCATTATAACCCTTCGTAGTTTAATGAACAAAACGCTTGAATACGAATCAAGTAGATGTGAGTTTGAATCTCGCCGAAGGGTCCACTTTAATGAACTACACAATATAAAGATTGAAAAACTTTGGGTCACCCTAGTTTTATTTTGGTTTTAGGTTTACAATCGCCTCTAGATTGATTATATTTATATACAGAATATAATTAAATGGTTTTAGACTAAGGAGATAGAATGCCAGTAAATAATGATGAAAAATGGAAACGCTTGTTTATGAATGGTTATGATGAAGGCTTCAAAGCTGCCAGGGCACACACACCACAGCCCATGACCGTTCTGACAACCGTAGGAAGCTTCTGTGATAAGAATCCAAAGGGAAATGAGTATGTCGTCCCAGACGGGCTCTGTGGGTTTGCATCTGTAATCGTCAAACCGGGCAATTCTTCGTTCGCTAAGTGGTTAAAAAATGAAGGTTTAGCCGAGAAACATTACTATGGTGGCGTATATATCTGGATTTCGGATCACAATCAAAGCTATGAGAGGAAGAAAGTTCACGCCAATAAAATGGCAGAGATTTTCCAGCTGGCAGGGATTGCAGCACACGCAGAAAGTAGATTAGATTGATGATTTATTGTGGATTAGAAGTTGCATTGGTTATAGCATTGGTGGCGGGGTTCAAATATTGTCGAGATTGTGGAAGACGAATTTGTGATTGCATAAAAGAACTGAAAAAGAAGAAGAGGCAAGAGAGTTTCATAAAGAAATATGCTTATAAAAACTAATGGCCAAGTGGCGAAATGGCAAACGCGGTAGGCTTAAACCCTGCTGGACGATTAATCTCCTTAAGGGTTCGAATCCCTTCTTGGCTACCATACACGAAAGGAAGAATATGTATAAGAATTTGTCAGTAAAATGTATGAGATCTGAATCTGATAATGGAGCAACTAAAATATTCAACTATAGAGCTCTTAAGTCCGGTGAATTTCTCAATTGTAGAATAGATAGATTGGCAACAGGTTATAGAAATATTCGATCAAAAACAGAATACATTCGTAGTAAGAGAACTTATATGATTCAGAATGATGCATCAAGATATATTATTCCTAAGGGATTATTTGATGAAGCTTTAGAATTATCATATCAGACAAAAAAATCCGATGATCAGAACATCTTAGGTCCCTGGCCTGAGCCATATGAACACGAAATATTTTTATTCAGACCAGCAGGAATTGCGTGTGACACGCAAGCAGCAAAAAATCAAGCTTTATTTCTTAGATCATATGAAGATTGTAATCTTTATAATACTACAGTACAGAATATGATTACGACGCATAATTTAACTGATTGCTTTAGATCACCTGATTATGTAAGACCAGAAGTTAATGAGGTTACCGTTCTGACAGATGAAGGACAGATTGAAAGAGTAAGAGTTGATGATCCTTGGGATCATGAAGAAATTGCACAGCAATGCAGAGTTGGAAGTCCAGAAGAAAAAGCTGATCCGGTAGTTGATTTTTTCAATAATCCAAATCCGGATGAAGATATACCATTTTAAGGTAGGTACTGCGGAAAGGTCTGCAATCCGGTTTGAACCCGGAGGGGGTGTCAAAAGCCAGGGGTTCGATTCCTCTACCTACCTTCCATTAACTAAAGGTTATTAAATGCTTGCTAAAAAAGATGTTAATTTCCGACATCACAGAGAATCTTGTAACACTTGCAAATATGCAGAGTTCTTAAGCGAAGGAAGATTCTGGGAATTTAGATGTCCCTTGTTAGAAGATGGGCAAGTTATAATTTCTATAGATATTGGAAAAATTTTAGATGCATCAAGACAATACGTTTGTGATAATTTCGATCCAGATCAGTCAATGACAGTTGCTGATAAATTGGATGTTGAAATTAGTAAATTTGATAATTAAGCTAGGTTGGCTCAGCGGCGACAGTACCGCCCTTGTAAGGCGACGAGTAAATCTCCACCACGGTTCGAGTCCGTGACCTAGCTCCATATTTATAATGGTGCGGTAGCCAAGAGGCTTAAGGCACGAGGTTGCAACCCTCAGATCGTGAGTTCGATCCTCACCCGTACCTCCAAATTAGAAAGACAAGATGAAATTCAATTGGAATTTTGGTCGCTCATATGGTTATAAGACAATAAAGATAGTGAATAATTCCCGCAACAATGATCCAGCCTACGAGACAGAGAATAGTTCGGGAATTGATTTAAGAGCTGATGTATTGACACCACACCATGCAGAAGAATTAGATGCATTCAAATTAGCAATTCCTTGCGGCGAAAGAAGAATAATATCAACAGGAATTCATGTTGAAATTCCAAAAGGTTATGAAGGACAAGTAAGAAGTAGATCAGGATTAGCAGCTAAGCAAGGAGTATTTGTTTTGAATTCTCCGGGAACTATTGATTCTGATTATAGAGGTGAAATCAAAGTTATACTGCAGAATTTAGGAGTTGAAGCTTTCTTCATAGAGCAAGGTGATAGAATTGCACAATTAGTTTTCTCACCAGTAGAACAATTCAATTTCGAAAAGGTTTTTAAACTCAAAGAAACAGAAAGAGGATCCGGCGGATTTGGATCTACAGGAAAAAATTAAGATGCGGGCATCTTGTGGCTTCATTTACTTCATACAAAATATAAGTTTTTGTCCAAAATGTAACTATACGGGAGTTTCAGATGCCAAAGTCAAATAAGAGAGTAAAAGCTGATCAAAATTATAGAACTCATAATGGAGCTATAGTGAAAAATGTTTTGCTCATTAGATATGGCAAGAAGAAGGCTTGGGTGGGTGAAGTGAATGATAAATTTGTTTTTGATAAGAATGGTGAACCAAAGAGATTTAACACATTTTAATGCATCACTAGTTCAATCGGTAGAACACCTCGCTGCCAACGAGGAGGTAATGGGATCGTAGCCCATGTGATGCTCTCTCAAATAATTGTTATTTATCAGAAGAAATAGTTAAAATAGCCGAAGCACATTCGAGAAGATTAAGAACTTATTGGACAAATTGAAAAGGCCGTAAAAATGGATGATTATTATTATGTAACATTCAGAGAAACAAAAGATAAATCTAAAAGAATGAAAGCAATTAGCACTATTTGGGTTTATATGGAAACACCAGATAGATTAGTTCCAGACAATGAGCCTGAAAGTTTCAAAAATAGAGTAATCAGAGAATTAGAAGATTGGGGCTATGAGGAACCAGAAGTTATTCAATGCAAGAGTGTAATAAGCGTTGATGATCCTGAAGCTCTTTGCGAATTAATCGATGATGAATTAGAAAATGGAAATCAACATAGATTGGTAGGATCAGCAAATCAATTTTTAGATGCTGCAAGAAAATGTCATGTTGATGAAAATCACTTACCAATATTTATGAGAACAGTTAGAGATATTTTGACACCAAATATTATGCCCGAGTAGGCGAACGGCTTAGCCGACGGTCTTAGACACCGTGTCCTTTGGACAATGTGGGTTCGAATCCCACTTCGGGTACCATTTTTCCTTGAATTATATTTATTATAAACAAGGAGAGCTATAAGGATGAACACAGAGTTTAAGTGGTTTTATTCAATACTTACAATTACAACAGTTTGGTTGATAATCACTTTAACGCAATGTGCAGCACCAAAACTAAATTCTAATTTTCAAGGAACTTGGTTTCATGAAGGTCTTATAACAAATGATCAGTTTGAAATCAAGAATCGTAGTCGTTTCGAAAGAATATCTGAAATAAGATCATCGGGTGAATTTACGCGATGGTTTGGAAAATACGAATTAGATGAAGATGAACGAAGTGTTATATTTTCCAAGCACGGAGTGATTTTCAAGAATCGAGTGATCAACTTTCTAAAGACACAGAAGATTGCGATTCCAATGTTATTCTATCAAATTAGTGAAGATTCAGTAATGCTTGATAATATTTTATACATTAGAACAGATTAATTTTGGTTTTAGGTCTACAATCGTCACTAGATTTGTTATATTATAACAGTACAATAACTTAAGAGGTTTTAATATGATGTTACTAATGGTCACAATCTGTTTCGTTGGAACATTCTTTAAAGTATTCAGAATGCTCGATAGATTAAATGATCTTTCTAAAGAATCTATAATTCAAAGAGAATTGATTAGAATACATGCTGAACGTGAAAGAAAAGAGCTTAAAAGACAGATAGATGAATTGAGAAATGATATTCATATCGGGGAATGGTCTAGTTAGGTTTAGGACGCCTGCTTTGGGAGCAGGAAACTTCGCAGGTTCAAATCCTGCTTCCCCGACCATAAACTAAAAGGTTATAGAATGATAGAAACATGGTTTACATCTGACACACATTTCAATCATGCTAATATAATCAAATATTGCAATCGGCCGTTTGTTAATATAGACGAAATGGATGCGGTTCTAATTGATAATTGGAATGAGAGAGTTAAGCCGAATGATATTGTGTGGCATTTAGGAGATTTTATATTTAGCAGAAATTGGAAAGAGATTGCTAAACTTGCTAATAGACTGAATGGTAAGATAAGTCTATTGAAAGGAAATCATGATAAATATCTCTATAAGAATAGGCACTCTCTAATAAATAATAAAGGATGGGGAACAAATTCTTTTGACACAATATCCGATTCGTACAAAGAAGTAAATATAAATGGTCAGAGAATGACTCTCTGTCATTATGGAATGAGAGTTTGGAATGCATCGCATTGGGGAAATTGGCATTTGTATGGTCATTCACACGATACACTTCCTAGTCTTGGCAGAAGTTTTGATGTTGGTGTAGATGCTAATGATTACAAACCACTTCACTTCGATGAAGTAAAAGCAAAAATGGACAAGATGGATTTTGTTCCAGTAGATGGACATAAACCAGAGTATGAACAAGTTAAAGAGGTTTTTAAGGAGAACAGGAAATTGTAGGGAGAAAGCATAACAGGTATATGCCGCACTCTTATAAAGTGCAGATAGTGGGTTCAAGTCCCATTCTCCCCACCACTTTGAGGATACAACGAGGGCTTGACGTGCAAGAGACGTGCAAGATGTGATTGGTTCAAATCCTGTATCGCCTACCAAAAAATTATGCCTGGGTTGCTTAGCGGCTAAAGCGTCTGTCCTACAAACAGATTATCGTGGGTTCGAGTCCCACCCTAGGTACCAAATATTCAGGAGAATTACTGTGAAACTAAGAGAAGCAGCAAAACAAGGTGACATTGGATTTTCCGAATTCGATGAAACAGATATGAAGGGTAAGAAATGTTTACGAAAAAGCTGCAGAGGGAAATATGGTGAAACAGGAATTCAAGATGATATGCATGGTGAACTTCATTGTTTAAAATGTGGTCATGGAATTACTAGTAGTATGACAAAATCACAGATTGCTAAAGCAAAGAAAGCTGCAAATTAGAAAGGTTACAAAATGAAAATCGGATTATTGAATTTTTTGACAGTTGTTTTCGTGATACTGAAATTAACAGGAAGTATAGCCTGGTCATGGTTTTGGGTGTTATTTCCATCAATAATCTCTTTAGGGATTGCAATTGTACTTGGAATAATTGCACTTGGAATATTCATCTTAGCAGCATTTTTCGTTGATGAAATTGAAGTTGATTAAAAAATATGCATCCCAATGTTCCAAGGCAGGCGACTGACGCTCCAAACGTTCGTGGCGGAGTTCGATTCTCCGGGGGTGTGCCACATTTTAAAATAATGGACCGGAAGCCTAAACTTGGTATAGACGCCATCCCGATAAGGTGGAGACAGTAGGTTCAAATCCTACCCGGTCTACCATACTATTATGTTAAGACAGAAACAAAGCATAGAAGAAACACAGAGAAAGTTCAAAGAAATTGGACTAGCAATCTGCGACATAATGGATCATGATTACAGATCAGAAGTTGTGGAGCTATCTAAAAACCATTATACAGTCAGAACCATAAAGACTAGGAGGGTACTATGACGTAATAAACTTACACAAGGAGATTTATTATGTCTGAGAAAAGAGAAGTCACTGTATTATACGATGCTAAGAATCCTGTAAAGCTCAAATGGTGGGAACATATCTACTATTGGCTTTGGAGAGAAGTTTGGGATAGAAAAGATCTTCATCGTCGAATCATGTGGTTTTGGCAAAGAAGAACAAGAGGTTTCGATAACACAGAACTATGGAATTTATACGTTCCTCTTTCCGAACACATTCTTCCAAGATTGATAGCATTCAGAAATAATCATCATAGCTGTCCTGGTGGTTTACTTCCTGAATCATATGAATTAAAAACCACAGATGATACATGGAAATTACAGTTTGTAATATGGAATGAAATACTTGATAAAATGATTGAAGCTTTCAAATATCTCTCAACAGAAGAATGCGATGAAGATGGTGGAAAATATTCTTATAATGATGAAATATTAGAAAAAATGTGGATCGATGAAGACGGTTATTTACAAAGCATTCATGCTGCTAATTATTCAGATTATGAAGAATATATGAAGGTAAGAAAAGAAGCAATAGAAGAAGGACTAAAACTATTCGCAGAGTATTTTGAACATCTCTGGGATTAAGGGGGTTTCATGTTTGTTGCATTTGATTTTATGGAAGATTTGCTAGGCAAAGCAGAAGATGCTGAAATCGCTGTTTTGCAAATGGAAGCATTCGCCAGGTTGGTTGAGCAGCTTCAAGATTTAGTATTATTCGCAGCCTTTTCGAAGTATATGTTTATCGGCTTGAGTGCATTTGTTGTTATACTATTATTGTATGTTATTATGCTTCACAATAAGGTTAGTTGGTTAGAATCAACACTTGAAATTCACGTGAAATTGGAAGGCGATTAGATGTTGTTAGAAACTTTTAACATGTCAGCACACGATTTACAAAATGAAGCAAATAATATAAAAGAAGTCATATTAGATACTTTGTACGCTGAAGAAGATATAAGTGAAGAAAAATATATCGAACTCAAGCGAACATTGGTAATTACAGTTTCTAAGATAAGTCATTTTGGAGCATTTTGGAAAGCACTCAAGAATAAATGGAGCAAAGAAAAAAGAAATAAAGAAGAGAGTGAAGGCTGGCGTTATGTAGCATTGAAGGCTTGCAATAAAAATAGTATATCAGGCCAAGAAATTCTATTAAGACTCAAAAAGGAAGAAGATGATCAATCACACTGAATCAGATTCAGTTCGTAGAGCTGAAAATGCTTGGAGAAGAAAGCATGAATCTGATAGGCCTGACCGCGGTCCTAGAGGTGATAGGCCTGAAGAATATTTCGATATAAGAGAGCCTGAAGAATATTTCGATATAAGAGATCCTAATGATACAATAGATCATAATCTTGCTGAAAATAAAAGATACATAGAATTGACAAAAAGAGTAGTAAACAGAACTATTAAGCCAGAACTATTATCAATTGGCTTAACAGATGAAGAAGTTGATTGGTTAATGGAGTATATTAGAACACATTAATGCGGAGTGTTAGCAGCGGTCAGCTTACTAGGTTCATAACCTAGAGGTCGGGGGTTCGAATCCCTCCTCCGCTATTTTTATTAAAAATAGAAAACATGATGCTCGGTAGCACAATCGGCGGTGCACCTGGCTCTGGTCCAGGATGTTGTGAGTTCGATCCTCACCCGAGTATCCAAATTCGAGTTTAAAAATGGCAAGAATTATATTAATATATCCTGTAAGCTAGGGTATATTTTTTTGTTTACACCGGAGAATGAAGATGGAATATTCTATTTTGTTAGGATGCATTTTTGGTCTACTTATAAGCGAATTACAATTCGCTTCAAATCAGGAGAGCAAGTAGCTGAGTGGGCTTGGCTATTGATAGTATGTTCTCTAGAAGTTTATTCACATTTTTAGGAACAATTTCTCAAGGCTTGAAGATGATATTTTAAAGAAAATCCCGTTCCATAGAGTTTAATTATGGATGTAGTTAGAGTATTACATGAAGCAATCTTTGTGGAGGAAAGATAACTTAAATCATAGATGACATCAATAGTGTAACAGGAGATTTAGCATGTCTAAATATATTTTATATGGACAGGTGAGTCATCAAGACCGAAAGATGGAAAAAATTGGTACAGTAAATTCGTATGATGTAATGAAAGTAGTAGAAGGATTTTATAAGTCTCAGTGGTTAGATTTTAATCATAATGAGATTAAGGATAAGGAGGATTAGTCAACGTATTGATTAATCGGGCTCAGTGGTTTATTCACTGAGCTTTTTTTATTAAAAATATATACGATAAAAATTAGGAGACCTTATGAAAGCATGCTTTACAGGAACTCGAAAATATAAGATGAATCAAGAGAATACTGATGTCATGAATTTGATAGCGGGTTTGCTTGTATCAAGAAATCTATATCAAACATTATATTTTGGAGGAGCATTGGGAGTAGACACTGCAATGCTCATGAATTGTGCTAAGATTAATTCTTTCCCAGCTACTGCGTACGTTAAAAAATTAATAGTAGTAGTTCCTGATTCAATAAAACATCAACCTTCATTTTCTAGAAGAATTATAGAAGAGAATGCAGATGAAATTATAGAACTAGGAAATAAAATTACTAGAAACGACGGATACAAATCTTATCAAATTAGAAATGAGTATATGGTAGATAATTCAGATATAGTGTATGCTTTTCCAAATAAGAATCCTCTCAAAGGAGAAAAAAAAGGTGGAACTTGGAATACTATAAACTATGCTCGCAAGGAAAATGTAGAAGTAGTCATAAACACACTGGAGTAGTATGAAGTTGTTTATTTGAATTTAAATTTCCTATAGATATATTCTTATAGAAGTTGATGGAAGATATTGGCATTCTAGAAAAGATCATATTGAAAATGATGTATACAAAAATGAATTGGCAAATAGAAAAGGCTACAGATTAATTAGAATTTGGGAAGATGAAATAGATAAAGAATGGAGAATAATGTGAAAAAGAAAACCACTGTATTGTATATCGACCAGCTAAATATGTTTATAAGAAACTTTGCTGCATTAAATCTGACCAATGACAAGGGTGACAATGTAAGTGGTATCTATGGATGCCTACAAAGTTATACCTCTGTCATAAACAAATTCAATCCTGACGTAGTTCTGGTCGCCTGGGAAGGACGAGGCTCATCCAAAAGGCGCAAAGCTATAATGGAAAGCTATAAACAGGATAGAACATTCACGGGATTCAATAGAAGCTATGAAGGAAATCCGGAAGAAGAAAAGAAAGCTTTCTGGGGTCAGATAGATCGAGTTAGAGAGTATATCAAAGACCTTCCATTCTACCAAGCTTCAATAGAATATTTAGAAGCTGATGATCTCATTGCTTATTGTGTTGAGAATATATTTGATGATGAGGAATTTGAAAATGTCATTGTATCAACAGATAGAGATTATTTTCAATTAGTCTCAGACAGAACGAAAGTCTTTCGACCTGTAAAGACTAAGGCAGCACCAACCGGGCAAATCGTAGACTCAGATTTTGTCAAATTTGAAACAGGATGCCACCCTGGTAACTATATACTTTATAAGTGTTTATGTGGTGACAAATCTGATGGGATTATAGGAATTAGTGGTGTTGGCCAAAAAACTTTTACAAAAGACTTTCCTTTTGTCGTCGATCTGAAAGAGTCAGGTGATATTTATAACATCCAGGATCTACTGGATTATTCTTCAGTTAAGTTAGCTGAAGGAGTCAAAAGGTACAAAAAATATATATCAAATAAAGCGCTCATCGAGAAGAATTATAAGGTAATGCAACTTCTCACCCCTGATATGAGCAACGCAGCTATCCAAAACATTGAACGTACCTTTACGAACTTTACTCCAAAGTTTAAATCAACTCAATTTAGAATTAAATTAATAACAGATAGTATGTCGCCACGCAATATAACTCGTTGGGTGGATGGCTTTACTAATATTAGACCTAGAAAAATATCTTTCGAATAGGAGAAGTAACGATGAGGGATGATTCATTTGAGAAGTTTGGAAGAAGTTTCCAAAATAGAGTTATACAAGCAGCATTGATCGACTATAAGTTTTTTCAACAGATTATTCTTATATGTAAGCCTGTTTATTTCAATTCAGAAACACATAGAGTATTGTGGAATATCATAGTAGATTATTTTGTCAAGTATAATTCAACACCAACATATGAAGTAATTAGAATAGAATTAGGAAACGAAACAAATGCAGATATAGTTGAGTCAGTTAAGGTCTTGTTAAAGGAAATAGAAACAAATGTAAATCAAATCGAATTGAATCATACCAAAGATATAGCAGCACAATTTTGCACTAATAAAGAAATGGAACAAGCAATTTTAGATTCCGTTGAGCTATTAAAATCAGACAAGAGTGATGCAATAAAAGGTAGAATAGAAGAAGCAATGAAACATGTCCATGTCATAGATACTGGGCATGAATACTTTGATGCGCTAGAAGAAAGAACAAAGCTTAATCCAAGAAAAACTATCCCAACAGGATTCAAATTGTTGGATCACATAGATTATTTGGAGGGTGGATTAGCTGGTGGAGAATTGGGGGTCATAATGGCTCCAACAGGGGGAGGAAAGAGTTTTTGGCTGACCGCTATTGGTAAGGGAGCTCTTGATGCTGGCAAGAATGTTGTTCATTATACATTCGAATTATCAGAAATCAATATTGGTAAGAGATATGATTCAGCAATCACAGGAATTCCTACAAAGAATCTGAAAGAAAATTATGATGACGTAGAAAAGATGCTGGCTAACTACAAGGGCGGGAAACTCATCATCAAAGAATTCCCTACAAGATCAGCTAACATTCATAAGATTAAATTTCATATAGACAGATTAATTTCATCTGGCTTTGTTCCAGATCTCATAATTTTAGATTATGCAGATCTTATGAGAAGTACAAGAGCTTATGAACAGAGAACTTGGGAATTAGAAGCAATTTATGAAGAGCTTAGAGGCTATGGAATGGAAACAAAAACTCCAATCTGGACAGCTTCTCAAACTAATAGAGGTGGGTTGGATGAAGACATAATTGGATTAGACAAAATAGCCGATGCGTATTCAAAAGCTATGGTTACTGATTTCATTATGACATTTTCTAGAAACTTAGTGGAAAAGGGAACCAACAAAGGCAAGCTCTATATAGCCAAGAACAGAATTGGATTAGATGGTAAGGTGTTTAATGT